AACTTTGGTTCTTTTGGTAATACCTTTACTGAAATTAACCTCAATAAAAACAACACAACTTTGGTGTGTGGTTCTAACGGTAACGGTAAATCGTTTGCGTTCCTAGACTCTATTAGCTTTGCCCTGTTCGGTAAGCCGTTCCGTAACATGAACATTCCCCAACTTGTAAACAGCATCAACAAGAAAAACTGTGTTGTGGAGTTAGAGTTTAGCATTGGTAAAACAGAATACAAGATTGTTCGTGGTTTGGCTCCCAAGGTGTTTAAGATCTATAAGGACGACGAACTGGTAAACGAAGACGCCAAGAGTAAAGACTACCAGAAGATTCTAGAAGAACAAATTGTAGGAATGAATCACAAGACGTTCTCTCAGGTAGTTGTGCTAGGCTCGTCTTCGTTTATTCCGTTTATGCAGTTAACCCCTGCAGATCGTCGTCTAGTTATTGAAAATATCTTAGATATTGGTATCTTCTCTGAGATGAATGGTGTACTAAAAACTAAGATTGGTACTGCCAAGGGCAACCTACAAGCAGTAGAGTCTGAACTATTGTTAGTAAATGAGAAAGTTTCTGCAACCAAAGAGGTGTTAGAGTCGTACCAACGCAACACGTCAGATCGTGTGGCAGACCGTAAAAAGACTCTGGAAGAAAACACTGAAACCATCAAAGCCCTTTCCAAGGAGATCAAAGCTCTTCAAAAGACTATGAAGGAACTGGAAGTTGAAACAGAACCGGGCGATCAGATCAGTGCCGAACTCAAAAAGCAACAAATTGTACTTTTTAAACTGGAAAGCACTATTGAGGGAGTTCAAGAAGACATCAAGTTCTTTGAAAAGAACCAAAGTTGCCCAACCTGCAAACAAACCATCAGCAAGGAACACAAGGAAACGGTGATTGCTGAAAAGACAGAAAAAGCACAAGAACATAACCGTTCACTGGAACGGATAAAAGAAGCAATTGGTATGTCTAAGAATAATCTGAACAAGATTACCAGTGTTCAAAATAAACTTAACGACCTGATTATCAAGGCTTCTGCCAAAGAACAAACGGTAGAGTCACTGGTTAAACTAAACCAAAAGTTAGATCAGGAGATGCTGGCCGTTGTAGAAACCGCAGACACACAATCCAAGATTCAAGAAGCCCAGGACCGTCTTTCTGATCTGCTATCCAAACAAGGAAAACTTTTGGAAAAGAAACAGAAAGCTCTTGACACGCTTCGTTCTTATGATAAACTGGTATTCTTGTTCAAGGACAGTGGAATCAAAGCCAAGATTGTAAAATATTATATTCCACTAATTAACAAGTACGTAAACAAGTATCTGAACAACATGGACTTCTACGCAAACTTCCATCTAGACGAGGAGTTTAACGAAGTCATCAAGAGCCGCCATCGTGACGAGTTCTGTTACGAGTCGTTCAGCGAAGGCGAGAAGATGAGGATCGATCTGGCATTGCTTCTGACATGGCGAGAGATCGCAAAACTGAAGAACAGTGTCAATACTAATCTGCTTATTCTGGATGAAGTATTTGATTCCAGTTTGGACAGTGGTGGAGTGGATGAGCTAATGAAACTGCTATCTAGTTTTGGTACCCGTGCAAACGTCTATGTCATTAGCCATAAGACGGACCAACTACTAGATAGATTCAATCACGTTGTTCAATTCGACAAGAAAAAGAACTTTAGTAGGATTGTATGAAAAAGAAAAAGAAAAAGGTGACACGCCGCATCGGTAGGGGAGATTCTGTAGACTCGCTAATTATGGGTAGCGAGCCTGTATGGAAGGATACGGACAAGTTAACTCCCGAAGAATACGATACCAAGATTCTACGGGCTATTAACTGGTACAGTTATTCGTGTGATAATAATATGTGCAAGCCTTGGGTCATCGACTGGATGATGAAGAATGAATATTCTAAGAAGGATATCAAGGCGGCTGCGGCATGCGATATCAATGCTATGGAGTTTATGTACATTGGTAGCCGTTGCCGTATCATGAATCTGGGGGCCAAACTGCGACCTGAAACTCTTGATATGATCAAGAAGAACGTAGACCAGATTATCCATCAAGGTCTGGTTCGACCAGCAAAGGTTGAAGATCCTAACAAGGAAAAGGTCAACGTACAAGAACGTATTCTAAAGAAGAGTATAGAGTACATGGCTGTGATTGAAGGTCGTATTGACCATTTTTATGAACTAGCCATCCACGACGGTTTAAAAAATATTGACCACGAGGAATGGCTTCGTGGAGAAGGCATCAAGCACGTTCATTTTAAACGATTGGCAAAGGTGCTGGATCCGCACATCAAAGAACTAAAGACCGCTTATAAGGGCCAAGATGCAGATCTGAAAGAAGGATTTTCATTCCTCGGTAAGCGTAAGATCAAGCAAATGATAACTACTTTAGAGGAATTCAAGGAAATTCTTAATGGCTAATTTTCCCACAATCTTTAAAGTAACCGATGCTTCCGGTAATTGTATTCAATACACAAAAGGTGATATTGTATACAAAAACGGAGAAGCGTATATTGCTTCAAGAAATCCGGATTTGTGCAAATCTCCAGAACATAAAAATTCTGGTTGGGAACCATTGGCCGGAGAACGAGATGGAACTACGGTTACGTATTACAGCACCACTACGGCTCCTCCACGAGTGGTGCAGGGAGATGAATGGTTCAATCCTGATACCGGAAAATTGTACAAATACATTGTAGACGCAAATTCTGAACAATGGGTACAAATCTTTTGACTTCTGTGTTTTATGTGGTATATTTAAATCATGTTACTTATTGACAATAACCAGATTATTCTGGCTAATATTTTTCAGGCGTCTAAAGATGGCGAGCCTCTAAACGAAGATTACATTCGCCATACCGTTCTGAATACGTACCGTAAATACCGCACAAAATTTCGTCAATACGGAGAAATGATTCTGTGTAACGACGGAAGTAATTATTGGCGTAAGGATATTTTTCCTTACTATAAAGCCAACCGTAAAAAGCAACAAGCAGCCAAGAAAGATGAATGGAAGGCTGTTTTTGATGTGCTAGATAATCTTCGTGAGGAAATTAAAGATATTTTTCCATACCCTAGCATTAGACTGCAGGGGGCAGAAGCAGACGACATTATCTACACTCTTTGTAAGACGTATTCACAAAACGAAAAAATCTTAATTGTCTCAAACGATAAGGATTTTCAACAGCTACAAATTTTCCCAAATGTGATGCAGTACGGTCCTACTACAGATAAATATCTTACGTGCAATGATCCACGAGGATTTCTTTTTGAACACATCATTGGTGGTGACTCAAGCGACGGAATCCCTAACATACTTAGTGATGATGATACTTTTGTTATGGACGGCAAGCGACAGGCACGAATGACGCAAAAGCGAATCGATCAACTAAAGAAAGACTCAGAATCGTCTGCATTTTATACCGATCCTAAATACATTAGGAATAGTACACTGATTGATATGAGTAATGTTCCACAAGATCTACAAGATCGTATTCTAGAAACCTACGAATCACAGAAAGGAAAAGGCAGAACTAAGCTGCTTCAGTATTTTATTGATCATAAACTGAAGACTCTTATGCCACATCTAGAGGAGTTTTGATGTATACCCCAGAACCAGAATCGGAATATGAGCGTTGGAAACGTGAACAAAAGGAACGCAAGCAAGCACGAAAGAGCAAGCGTCCCCGCAAACCAAATCAACAAAAATGGCTAAACGATCTTCGCCACGGTTACACAAACGATGGTGAAGATTTTGAAAATTTTGAACGATTTAACAAATAAAGGACTTTTATATTATGACTAAAGCGACAACAACAATTTCTAAGGACACACTGAACATTCTTAAGAATTTCAGTGGTATTAATTCTAACCTGTACGTAAAGCCCGGTTCCAAACTTACAACCATGTCTCCTACCAAGAATATCATGGCAGAAGTTGAGGTTGAGGAATCTTTTGATACTGAGTTTGGTATCTGGGATCTCAACAAGCTTCTGGGTGTAATCTCGCTGTTTCAAGAACCAGAGTTTACGTTTCAAGACAAGTACATGACAATTACAGGAACTCGTGGATCAACCGTAAAGTATTACTACTCCGATCCCAAGCTTCTGTCGTATCCCACCAAGAGCATCAAGAAGATTGAATCGGCTGTGGAGTTTGATCTTACCGCAGACGACTTCAAGGAACTCCAACGAGCAGGTGCGGTTCTGGGCAATCCGGATCTGTGCTTTGTATCTGAGGACGACAAGGTACTTGCAGTAGTAAAGGATCTCAAGGATCCAACCTGTAACGTGTTCTCTATTGAGGTTGGTGAAAACAAGAACGAAGCAGAGTTTTCATTTAACTTCAAGATGGAAAACATGAAGATGCTAGATGGAGATTATCACGTAGCTCTGTCTAAGAGTGTGATTGGTCAGTTTACAAACGCCAGTCGTCCACTAACGTATTGGGTGGCTATGGATGCCAGCAGCACCTACAAGGGATAATATGCTAACCGCAAACGACACTATTGGACTTCTCGTTGAGAAGTATCGTCCTGCTATTATTGATCACTGTGTACTTCCCCAAGATCTCAAAGATACTTTTAACAGTATCGTAGAGTCCGGAGAGTGCCCCAATTTGCTTCTAGCAGGCAAGCCCGGTATGGGCAAGACCACAGTGGCCAAGGCTCTGTGTACTCAACTAGGCGCAGACTATATCCTGATCAACTGTTCTGAAGACGGTAATATTGATACCCTGCGAACCAAGATCAGGCAGTTTGCCAGTACAGTATCTCTGTCAGAAGGTGCCAAGCAAAAGATTGTTATTTTGGACGAGTTTGATTACTCTAATGCCCAAAGTATCCAGCCAGCTCTCCGTGGAGCCATTGAAGAGTTTGCCAAGACTTGCCGGTTTATCCTGACGTGTAACTACAAGAATCGAATTATTGAACCAATCCATTCTCGTTGCACGGTTATTGATTTTAACTTTCCGGCTAAGGAACGCCCGGAATTGGCCAAACAGTTCCTAGCCCGTTGCCAAGGTATTCTGGATGAGGAAGGGATCAAGTACGACCTAAAGGTACTGTCCAAGGTTGTGGTTAAGTTTTTTCCAGATTTTCGTCGCACTCTAAACGAACTTCAGCGATACTCTGCCGCAGGTGTTATTGATATTGGGATTCTCAGTACGGCTGGAGAATTGAACATCAAGGAACTGATGGGGTTTCTAAAGACCAAGAACTTTACAGAGATCCGTAAATGGGTAGCCAACAACCTAGACAACAGCCCGCAGGACGTGTTTAGAAAGGTCTACGATGGCTTATACGAGTATCTAGACCCCAAGAGCATCCCTCAGGCGGTTGTGATTATAGGTGAATACCAATACAAGACAGCTTTTGTGGCCGATCAAGAGATTAACCTGTGTGCGTTTATGGTGGAACTAATGATGAATTGTGAGTTTAAGGAATGAATCCGTTTGACTTCTTAAATTCCATAAATCAGACAAAAATTCCACTTATGGATGAAGACCCGGGGTGTGAGCGAGAGTACAATCCGTTTCTGGCCAACCGGGGCCTTTCGTACTTCTCTGATACCATTTTTCTGGCAAACGAAATGAATCGTTTACCCGGATTGGGTAAAAAGCTACAATATGACTTTCTCCGGGTGTCTGCACGGGCCCGTAAACGATTCAGCAAATGGATCAAAGACGAATCTAATCCCCGTATAGACGCTTTAAAGACGTTATACGGCTACTCACACACCAAAGCCAAACAGGCAGCAGAACTGATCTCCGAAGACGACTGGAAAGCCATCTTTGCTCGTTTAGACCAAGGCGGCACAAATACCAAAATTCCTAAATAATTCCGTGTTACTGAAATTTTAATGAAAGCGGATTATTATGGAACCCGAAGATATTTTTGATGGCCTTGGAGTTGAAATTAAATTAAAATCTAAAGACGACTTCCTAAAAGTTAAAGAGACGTTAACCCGTATGGGCGTGTCGTCTAAGAAAGAAAAAAAACTGTATCAAAGTTGTCACATCCTCCACAAACGAGGACGGTACGCTATTATGCACTTTAAAGAAATGTTAGACCTTGACGGTCTAGAAACCGATATAGACGATACTGATCTAGGTCGTCGTAACATGATTGTAAAACTTCTAGTAGAATGGGGCCTAGTAGAAGCTGTCGATCCCGAAGAGTATGCAGAGCCTATTATTTCGTTGGCTCAATTAAAAATTATTCCCCATAAAGAAAAGAAAGAATGGCAACTGGTACCTAAATATCATATAGGAAACTCTTAATTATGAAGACTGAAGTGATTTCTTTTTTCAGTGATATAGACGGAAAAACATATTACAGCGATCACGCTAAACGACTAACAGAACAATTAAAGTCGTTAAATGTTCCACACGATATTCGTAAAAAACAATCGCTGGGTTCGTATCAAAAAAATTGTTTAAGTAAGCCTCAGTTTATCTACCAACTTTTAGTAGAAAAACAAAAACCAATTATTTGGCTTGATATTGACTCAGACGTTAGAAAATCTTTAAATATTTTTGATCAGTTTGAAGGAAACACTGATCTTGCAGTTGCGTGTTCTCATCCCAAACTGCATGCAGCAAAAGCTTCTCCTATTTATCTTGCATTTAATTCTAATGTATTAGAGTTTTTACAGCACTGGTCGTTTATGGCAAAACAAATGATGTCTTCGGGTAAGTGGTTTGATCACGAAGCTCTTATTGGTATATTACACTCGTTTCACCAACGAGAAAACTTTAAAATGAAATTTGTGGGCCCTGAATATTG